ACTGGCTAACGCCATGCTCGAAGAGGCCTCCGCTCAGGTTCGCTTCTACGGCCTTCCCTGGGAAGACCCTGACGCCGCTCCGGCTGTCGCTGTCACCATTGCGGTGGCGGCGGCGGCCCGGGGCTATCAGAACCCGAGTGGCCTCAAGATGGAGCGCGGAGACGCAGTCTCCATTGACGTCGACATCGACTACCGCAAGGGCGCCACACTAACCGCCGGCGAGATTACGATGCTGAAGACCTTCATCTCACGCGGTCGCGTCATCAGCGTCCCGCTCAGCAATCCCGACCGCTTCGTTGCGACGTCGGACTCGGCTGGGCTGCCCTCCGGGCACCCTGAGTACCTGTACCTCGACGCCTACCCTCGCCCATGGTGAGGAGTCGGCTGCTGGATCGGGGAAGGGAGAGCCTGATCGTGTACGTCGAAGAGACGGCCACCGACAGCCTGGGCAACACCATCAAGCGACCGTCCGGCGACGGCGTCGTGCTGCGGGTCACCAGCTCCGAGGATCGATCCTCAGACGCTGAGCTGCCCGGTCAGGTGTCCAACAAGGTCGTGCGCATCATGGCCCGCCAGGTGCCTGCTGGCAGCTGGTCTCGCGTCGTCTACAACGGCGAAGAGTGGGACTTGGCCAGTCCGCCGCGCATGACGCCCGGCGTGACCAGCCGGCTCAAGCACATTGAGTTCACGATCCGCTCACGCAACCGACTGCAGGCTGATGGCTAAGTGGCTGGGCTTCATCTTTCCTAGTGGCGCTGATCGGCCCCTGAAGGGCCGTGGAAGCGTTGAAGATGAGGTCTCCCATCTTCCGGCCACCAAGGCTGAGCTGAAGGCTCAGGCGCACGCCCTGGCGGCTCGTGCCAGCTCCAACCTCTCCCTGCATCGAGACACCGGCCACGCGAAGATCGCCATCGTCTCGCCGCCTACGACGAAGCTCGACTGGCATGTCGCACTCTATGACACCGGCCAGCAGGACGGCGTGCCTGACCGCACGGACAACGCCAACAAGAGCGCCCTCTCTATCGAGCTCGGCCACTGGCAGAAGACGAAGAAGGGCCGCGTCTGGGTCGATGGCATCCATGCGCTAGGCAACGCAGTCGACACTCGCGTCAGCAAGTACGGAAAGAGCTCATGAGTCAGATCAACATGCCGGTCTTCGGATCAACAAACCGACTGCTGATGGCCATCTTCCGCGACTTCTTTGTCGGCCAAGACGTCCACATCGGCACGCTGTTCACAGAGGGCATGCCAACTCCGGCGATCATCGCCCGCTCCGAGCGACGCTCCGGCTCCATCACCCACAAGGTGACTGACGAGCGCTACCTAAAGCCGGCCATCGTCTCCGTTAACACACTGACCTCCGGCCTTGAGGCCGAGAGTGACGCCGAGGCGCTACAGGAGATGGTGCGCATTGCGATCACGCAGGCGCAGCTTGAGCAGAGAACTTATCCGGGCATCGGCCACATCTCGAAGATCGAAAACTCGACGGCCGCATCACAGGCATCCGACTGGGCGACGTCCACCGGCGTCGTGCAGTACGCGACACTCCCGAAGGGCGTATTGCGCTGGGAATCGATCTACCGACTACTCATCCGCCCGCCCGTCTCGGGCAGCGTAAACAACCGCTTCAGGCCACTCGGATAACGGGTGGCCTTTTCTGTGGGCTGACGCCCACGAGGAGACTTACATGGCACTTGATAACACCGCCGTACTGAAGGTTGGCACCGGCCACTTCTACACGGCCCCTGTCGGAACGGCAGTACCTGCCGACCTGCGCGCCCCCGGCGTCGCGTGGACCGAGATGGGCCACACCTCCATGCAGGACATCCTGGCATCGGCGTCCGAAGGTGGCGACACCACCACGCTTGGTTCGCTGCAGAACAAGACGCTGCGCCAGTCGGTGGCCGCCCGCACCGAGACCTACAACATGAACTTGTTGCAGTTCGATAAGGACAGCCTCAAGCTGTACTACGGCTCCAACGCAGCCATCACCGGCTCCGGCCACGTGCAGGTTCCGCAGGACCCGACCCCGACCGAAGTTGCCTGGCTGGTCGTGTTCTACGACGGCACCACGACTGCCGGTATCTACGCCCCCAAGGCGTCGATCTTCCGCAGCGATGACCTCGCAATTTCCGACACCGAGAACCTGGCCACGCTGCCGCTGAAGGTCACGCCTCTTGGCTACCTCAGCAACGCCTTCGCCATCGAGTTCATCCCGCCGGTTGCCATCAAGATTCAGGCAACTGCCACGGCGTCGCGCTCCGCTCAGGTCGTTTCCGCCGTCACCGTGACCAACCCGGGCTCCGGCTACGCCTCCGTGCCTGCCGTGACTTTCTCCGGTGGCGCAGGAACTGGCGCAGCGGCTACCGCCGTGCTGACCAACGGCTCGGTCACCTCGATCACCGTCACCAACGGCGGCTCCGGCTACACGTCGGACCCGACCGTCACCATCGCCGCACCGTAAGGAAGTTCATGGCTCTGAAGGACGAAGTTCCCGAGTTCGCTAAGGGCTCCCCCGACCTGGGCACTCAGCTCCGCGATCTCGCGGCTGTCGTGTTCAAGCTGTGCGAAGCCGAGGAGGCCCGCCTGGAGGCCGCAGAAGCGGCCAAGGCAGCGGCTACCACCAAGCCTGCTTCCAAGCCCGTTACGCGGGCTGCTGCGAAGTAACTAGACCCCGTGTGGGCAGGAGCGGACACCTGCCCACACGGCACTTCCCTAATGTCCGCGACCACAAAACTTCAGGAGTTGCAATGTCCGCAATAAAACTCTCCGACCTGCAGAAGGGTGCAGAGGAGAAGTACCCCGACTTCGAGATTGAACTGGAAGACGGCAAGCTCGCCGCGTTCCAGCCGATCCTCCGACTCGACAAGAAAGGCCGCAAGGCCGTTGTCGCAGCACTCGACATTAGCAAGCGCGTTCAGGAAGCAGGCGAGGACAGCGACGAGGACTGGACCGACCTGTACTCCGACGCCTTCAAGCTGACAGCCCGCACGGTCGCCGCATTCAACGCCGTCAAGAAGTGGGCCGGCGAAGACCTCACTCGCTGGTCCTACCTGTTTGACCAGTACCAGGAGAAGACGAACGCGGGGGAAGCCTAGCCCTCGCGATTGAGCTGGACGCTCACGGCGAAGAGATTTGGCTCGACCTCAAAGAGTTCTGGAACTTCGACCTAGTCGAGTTCATCGGCGGACGGTGCTACGGCAGCGTCCGCCAAATCTTCGCAATGATGCGCCACCTTCCCGAGGGTTCCCGCTACGTCGCCATCATGTCCGCCCCCATGGATGACGACGAGAAGAAGCCAGAGATTGACCCGGAGACGGAAGCTGCCTACAACCGCCGCTTCTGGACGCAGGACCGCAGGATGCAGGCGCAGGTAATCAACGCCCTCCGCGATCTGACGCTCGTCACCGGCCACTGGGAGAAGGGCAAAGAGCCCAAGTTCCCGGTCATTGGGCCGCCTGAATGGCGCGGTGAAACCGCAGCCAAGAAGAAGCCTCTGACCAACAACGACGTACTAAAGGCCCTGGGGTGGAATGGAGTGAACAGCTTTGGCTGATCTCAAACTAATCGGCGCGGTCGCCGTCAAGGTACGACCAGACGCCAAGGGCTTCCGGGGAGAAACCAAGAGGCAAGTCCTCAAGGAGCTCGCTGGTCAAGAATACGACGTCGTGGTCAACCTTGACCTCGACGCCACTGGTATCAAGGAGCGCGCCAAGAAGGCTGTCGCCGACGTCAAGCGCGAGGCGCAGGAGAGCGTTGGCATCAAGGTAGGCGTTGACCCGGACGCGCTGCGCAAGGCATCCGCTGACATTGACAAAGTCCTAAAGGACTTCAAGATGACCAGCGTCAAGGTTGACATGGACCGCAACTACTTGCAGAAGGCCGGCAAGCAGTTGAATGACGCGCTCAATGCGGCTGCCGCCGCTGGCATCAAAGTTGATGTCACGACCAACGAGGGCCTCGACCAGGCCAAGCAGGACATCGACAAGTTCCTTCGCCAGGAAGACGGCCGGCCCGTCAAGTTCAAGGCCGACCTCAATGGACTCGAGATTGCAGCGGCCCAGCTGAAGTATGCAACCCGCGACCGCTCAGTCAACTTCTTCGTCAACGTGAACAAGAAGAGTCTGATCGTCGCAGAAGGCCTCATCGCCTCACTCGCAGGCCTCGGCGTACTCGAGTCGGTCGGTACCAACCTTGAGGATTTGATCGTCAACTTCGACAAGTTCAGCCTCAAGTCAGCTGGCTGGGCGACTGCCATCGGCAACCTTGTGAACACCGTAGGCTTCCTTGGCACATCGGCATTCACCGTAGGTGAAGGCATGGTCCAGTCCATCGGGCTTCTGGCCACAATGCCGACCGCCTTAGCGGCTGTCGCCGCAGGCGTCATCATCAACGTCGCAGCGTTCAAGGACTTCAAGGCAGCCATCGACGGCGACGCGGAAGCACTCGCCGCCCTGCCGCCCGAAGCACGTGCCGCAGCCGAAGCGCTGAAGGGCACGTGGACATCCATTCAGAAGCCTATCCAGAAAGCCTTCTGGGAGGGCATGGGCGACAGTATCCAGCGCTTTGCCGCCAACACCATCCCCGTACTGCGCGACGGCCTTACATCGGTCTCTGACGACGTTGGACGGATGAACGCAGGCATCCTCGACTCGTTCGAGGAGATCGCCAAAAACGGCGACATGAAGAAGATGTTCGGCAACCTCGAAGGCTTCTTCAAGCAAGCAACCAACGCCTCCAAGCCATTCTTCGACGCACTCAACACGCTCGGACTTCGCGGCTCCGACTACCTGCCCCGCTTCGGCGGCTTCCTGACGGACATCGCCAAGGGCTTCGACGAGTGGATCACCAAGGCCGACGAGGCCGGCAAGATCAACGTCTGGATCGAGAAGGGTGTCCAGAGCCTCAAGGACATGAGCTCCGTCGGCAAGTCGGTAGTCGACATGTTCAAGGGCATCACCCGCGCAGTGGGCGACGCCGGAGGCGGCGGACTCCCCGAGTTCCGCGACAACATGCGCTCCATCGCAGATACGATGCTGGCAGAGCCTTTCCGCAGCCGCATGGCAACGATCTTCGCAGGAGCGCGCAAGGGCGCCACCGAGTTGAATGTCGGCGTCAAGGAACTGGGCGACACCATCGGCCGCAGCGCAGGCTACACCAGCGAGCTGCTGGTTGGCCTTGGCAAGCTTGGTGGCGGACTGCTGTCGGGACTCGCCAAGACTCTCGGCCAGCTGCAGTTCCAGACCGGCACGCTTGAGGGCATCCGCGACATGCAGGACGCGCTCGGCGATCTCGGTCCCAGCTTCGAGGGACTCGGCCGAATCATCGGCAACATGTCACGCATCTCCGGTGAAATCTTCAAGGGCGTCGCTCCCGTCATCAACACGGTCGTTGGATTCCTCGACAAGAGCGTCGGCAAGCTGACTGGCAACCTCGAAAAGGTAGCAGGGCCGCTCACCGGCCTGGTGAACGCGCTCGTCACGGCGGCCTCTGGCCCCCTGACGATGGTCGTTGACCTGCTCAACGCGACGCTCACCGTGTTCAACGGGATGCCGGAGCCGATCAAGCTAGCGACGGCAGCGTTCCTCACGTTCATCGCACTACGTGGCCCGCTTGGCAGTTTCCTGACAATCGCTCAAGGCTCGTTCACCAAGTTCAACGGCGCCTTCAAGGGCGCAGCGTCCGGCGCCGAAATCTCCAGCAAGCGCATCGGTGACAGCATCTACTACGCTGACGGCACCGTCAGGAAATTCGATGCCAAGCCGATGGTCAAGCAGCTCGACTCCATCGGAGCCAAGGCGCTGTCCGTCGGCAAGTCTGTCGGCAGCGGACTGCTGGCACTGGCAGGCGGCCCCTGGGGGCTCGCACTCGCTGGCGCCGGTATCGCCATCGCAGCAATGGGTGACGCTGCCGCTAAGCAAAAGGGCAAGCTCGACGACCTGCGCACCGCGCTCGACGGCCAGCAGGGCATCAACCCTGCCACCGAGAAGGTCATCGCCAGCCAGTTGCGGGCCAAGGAAAGCTTCTTGTGGCTTGAGCAGGCCTCCATCGCGGACAACGCGCAGGAGATTGGCATCAGCCTGCGGGACATTCAGAAGGCCGCCGAAGGCGTTCCTGAGTCCATCGAGAGCGTCAATGCAGCCCTTCGGAAAGCAGCCGACGCACGCAACCCCTTCGAGAAGGTGGTCGACACCCTCAAGGTGCTGGGCAGCAGCCAGATGCTGGGGCCACTGAGCAACTTCGCAGACATGCTCGGGACAGTCTTCGGCTCCGCTGGAGCCAAGACAGGCGCCGGTCTACAGAAGATCAAGGACGACCTCGCGTCAGCCCGCAAGGAAGTCGAGCTAACAGCCAAGCAGCTGGGCGTACCCGTCGGGGCCTCCGCTGGCATCATGTCAGCAATCGAGACGCTGGCTGATAAGGCGTCAACTGCGGACGAGAAGCTGCGGGCAGTCAACGACATCCTCCGCCAGATGAGCAGCGACAGCTCGGCCGATGACG